CGTGTCCGAATGGGCGGACCGCAATCGTGTTTTGACGACAAAATACGCCGCCGAAGCCGGACCATGGGTAACCGGCCGAAGCGAATATACCCGCGAAATAATGGATTGTTGGACCAACCCAGATGTCGAAAAAATTACCGTTATGGCAGGGACCCAATTGGGAAAAACCGAAATTGAATTAAATTGCATTGGTGCGGCGATAGATTTTGACCCCGCCCCGATTATGTGCATGTATCCAACCGATAGTGCCACAGAAAAGTTTTCAAAACGATTTGACGATATGGTTGCCAATTGCGAAGCGATACGCGACAAGGTTTCAATTTCAAAATCGCGCGACAGTGCCAACACCAAAACCAACAAAGATTTTTTGGGCGGTTCAATTACATTTATTGGCGCACAATCGCCGACAGATTTGGCATCATTACCAATTCGTTATTTGATAGAAGATGAAATCGATAAATATCCAATGTCCGCTGGGCGCGAAGGTAGCCCCGAAAAATTGGCGGAAAGGCGCACGTCAAACTTTCCAAACCGAAAAATAATCAAGGTTTCCAGCCCCAGTATCATGGGCGCATCACAAATTCACAAATCATATTTGGATGGCGATCAGCGGCGATATTATGTGCCATGCCCCAAGTGCGGCAAATTGCAATTATTACGATGGGAAAATGTCCGGTGGGTTCAAGATGAACGCGGCAACCATATCCCAGAATCCGCATATATTCAATGCGAAAACGAAGAATGCGGGCATCATTGGACGGAATCGGAACGCAAAATTGCAATCAGTCGCGGCAAATGGCAGGCGCACGCCCCATTTTCCGGCCACGCATCATTTTGGATTAATTCGTTATATTCAACATTTTTATCATTATCAAGCCATGTGCGCGAATTTTTGGCCGCCAATGAAGAGTTTAAAGCAACCGGAAATATCAACGATTTAATCGTTTTTACAAATACAATTCTGGCGGAGCCATGGGAAGAGAAAGGGGAACGCGCGGACGATATAGATTTGATGTCGCGCCGCGAAAACTATGGCGATATTTTGCCCGCCGGAATTATTTGCGTAACGGCGGCGGTTGACGTTCAGATTGACCGATTGGAAATGCAAATTGTGGGTTGGGATCAACACCGCCGCGCGTATGGTATGGGGCGCACGGTTATCCCAGGCGACCCCACCGGCACGAATGTATGGGACGAATTGGACCGATATTTGAATACCCCAATACCACACGAATTATGCAATACGATGCCGATTTATGCCATGGTTATTGATACTGGTTATTTGCCGACACGCGTTGAAATGTTTGTGGCGGCGCACATGGGGCGGCGCATTTGGGGCATCAAAGGTATTGCCGGGCGGCAAGATATGCCCATGTGGGAAAAACAGGCATCAACACGCGCCCGGGGCCGCGCGGTTCGATTTATTAATATTGGCGTTGATGCGGCGCGTACCGAATATTATGGCCGCCTGCGGTTACCATTGGACCAGGCGGGGTCAATTCATATCAATATGAATTATAGCGAAATTGATTGCGATGAAATGGTTGCCGAAGAAGTTAAAACGCGTTGGGTGCGCGGCAAGAAAAAGCGCGAATGGGGCAAAAAGCCAGGCGCAAAACGAAACGAATTATTTGACCTTTGGACATATAATATCGCGTTGTTTTCACATTTGTTAATGGAAGGATTAAACCCAACCGCAATCCACCGCAAAATGCAAACGGTGTTCGCGGGCGAAAAATACCCCGAAGACACCCCGCGCCAACCCCAACAAAACGCCAAAACGCCATTTGCAACCGGTAATATTTTCGGCAAAGCCGCCAAATTAAATTAATTGTTTTATTGCGTAAAAAAGCGATTTTCAAAACCCATATCATAGGGGTATGACTAAGCAAGAACTTCAAGAATATTTGAAAGCACTGTATGCGATAAAACGCACCGGTGCAAAACGCGTTACGCATAACGGCAAGACCGTTGAATTTCATAGTTTGGCGGAATTATCAAGCGAAATTGAGCAGACGGAAGCAAAACTGGACAAGATGTCCGGTCGGCGCATACGTACCGTAATGGTTGAACGAATGGTGTAAAATTCATGGCGAACAACAAAAAATCTTTGATGTCTGTATTGGGCAAAGCATATACCGCAATCGGCCGCGCGTTTTCGTTAGAGCCGATGTTTAATACCGGCGGTAGCAACGGCGGATCGCAACGTTTGTATTGGCCAGTAAATGGTGGTCCAAACGCGAATATATTGGGCGGATTTTCGCGCATTCGCGCATATTCACGCGACATTACACGAAAAATCCCGGAATTGGACGATGGTTACGATACCCGCGTTGCGAATATTATTGGCAAAGGCATTCGCGGAATCCCAATGTGCAGGGACGAAAAATTGCGCGAACAGATTAAAAACCTGTGGAACGAATGGGCGGCAGATGCCGACTATGATGGTTTTGACCTGGACAGTATGGACCGGTTATTGGTTCGCGAAAGGGATGAAGCCGGCGAAGTATTTTTGCGGGCAATTTATATGCCGGCATCAGCGGGATTGGTTGTGCCAATTCAATTTCAAATCATAGAATCCGAATGTTTGGATCATACATATAACGAAGTTTTGACGGACGGTAATCGCATTATTGCCGGTGTTGAATTTAACGCCAAAAACAAAGTGGTCGCATACCATTTTTATAAAAACAATCCGTCCGACACCGCCATTATGGGCATCAATATTGAACGCATACGCGTGCCGGCCGAAGATGTTTGTCATTATTACAAACGGTCACGTGCCGGACAGGTTCGCGGAAGCCCACGCGCATACGCCGGTCAAATGCAAATGCGCGATTTGATGATTTACGAAGAAAACGAATTGGAACGCAAAAAGAATTCGTCCGCGACATACGCCACAATTAAATCAACAGATTCACAAATCATGTCCGAATTGGGCAACAATATCGATACATTTTCGCCCGGCAATGGTGTTACAGCAGAGCCGCAAATCATGGGAACAGATCCGGCAGTAATCAACAAAGGTTCGGTTGTTCATTTGTATCCTGGGGAATCCTTGGAAGTGACCAAGGTCGCAGAATCCGACCCGAATTATGATGCGTATGTGGCGGGCAAAAACCGCACCGCCGCCAAGGCCATGGGATTATCATACGAAACATATTCGGGCGACCTGCGGGGCAATTCATATTCGGGCATCCGTGTAGCCAAGAATTTGGAAGAGATAAAATTTGGCGTTGACCAGGAAGAATTTATCAAAAAAGTCAAAAAGTTTGTTTGGGAACATTGGTTTGACCAGGCGGTCGTTGCCGGGGTTATCAAGGTAACAGATTATCAACAACGCCGCGCCGAATATATGGCGATCAATTGGCAAGCCCCAGGGTGGAAATATATCAACCCATTACAGGAAATCAATGCGGTTGCCGCCGAAATTAATGCCGGTATTTCAACGCGCACAATCGCCGCCGCGGCACGCGGGCGTGATTTTGCGGAATTACAGGCGCAATTGGCGGCGGAACGCGAGATTGAAAAACAATTCGGCAATACGCCGGCAAACGATGCGTAATTTTATTGCGTAAAAAACAGGCAGGGTCAAAAAACATAATGGATTCAAGATGAGAAACAAAAGCAAAGTTTTATTGATGTTACCGGGCGCGATTGATGCGATGCAGGGTCGCGACAACAAAACAATATCGGTTTTGTCCGAAGAGCCAACAAAAATCAACCGCGAAACATTTATTCGCCGGATTGGCAGTACGGCAATCATTGGCATAACTGGTCCATTATTAAACCATTTGTCTGTGTTGGAATGGTTTGCAGGATACAATTCTTATGAATGGATTATGCAAGATTTACGTTCTGCATTGGAAGACGAAGCGATTTCAAATATCGTTTTGGATTTTGACAGCCCCGGCGGGTCGTCATCCGAAATGTTTGAATTGGCGGCATATATCCGCCGCATGAGTGCGAAAAAGCCAATTTATGGTTGGGTTGGTTCAATGGCATGCAGTGCCGCCTATGGTTTGGCGAGTGCATGCGACAAGATTTATGCGAATCCAGCGGCCGAAGTCGGCAGTGTTGGCACGATGATTATTGCGTCACACCAAGAAAAACCGGACGAAGGCGGTGTGAAATATATTCAAATTGTTGCCACAGATTCGCCATTGAAGAATGCGGACCCGACAACACCCGAAGGTTTGCAATCGCATTTGGATCGCGTAAATGCAATCAACGCACAATTTATTGAAATGTTGGCGGCAAATCGCGCCGTTACGACAGATTATGTGAAATCAAATTTCGGCAAAGGTGCTGTATTTTCTGGCCGCGAAGCGTTAGATCGCCGCATGGTCGATGGCACATTTGCGACATTTGACGATTTTATGAGTTTTTTAACCAAAGACCAAGGGGGCAACACCATGAAAGATGATGGTATCAAAGCAGAAGACATGGCACCAGTGGTCGCAGAAGATGCCGCACCGGTTGTGGCAGAAGAAGCGGCACCGGTAACAGAGCCAGTCGAAACACCTGCGGAATCCATTGTTGAAACACCAGCAGTGGAAAACACCGAAGAAGCAGTGGCAAACGCAGTCGCAGATGAACGCGCCCGCGTAGCCGCATTATCAAATTTGGCAACGACTGCCAACGTGGATGCATCCGTTTTGGCCGAAGCAATCGCAAGCGGCAGAACACCGGATGAATTCAGTAAGGATTTGGTTGCATTGCGTGAAACACAAGATGTTACCAATACCAGGGCCAAAGTAGAACCAAGTCGCGAAGAAAGCCACGCCGAAAACGTGGAAAAAATGGCAGCGCGGCTGTAACAACAAAGGAAACGAACATGTCGAAAATACAAGTAATTGACAGACCAGAATACAGCCGTGTCGAAATGGACACATTTGACCCGGTAATTTTGGGTACAGATGTCCAACAGATAATCCCTGCGGGGACCGTGTTGGGTAAAGTAACAGCGTCAGGCAAATATACACCGCTGACAATTTTGGCACAGGATGCAGAATCTGATGGTTCAGATGTTCCAGCGGCCATTTTGTTGGATCAAGTCGTTGTCCCAGCAGACGAAGATTTGAAGAAAGGTGCAGTTTGCGTTTTCCGTCATGCCCGCGTTTTACGCGATCAATTGGTATGGCCGGATGATTATACTGACGAACAAATTGCTACCGCATTGGCGACTTTGGAAGCCATCGGTATTATCGCATCAACAAAATAACAACCAAAGGGAAATACCATGTCGATAGAAAACGTTATTGAATTATTGAAAGGGGATCAGTTTTCGGCCGCAACATTGACCGAAGCGGTCAACCGCAACCCAAAAGTATGGCGCAAAATTAAAAGCATGGGTTTGTTTGCCACGGAACCAATCAGCACAACATCGGTTGTTATTGATGTTTATGAAGGCAACGTGACTGTGATGCCACAAACATCACGCGGCGGCCCATCCACCACACAAGAACCACGTTCACCAAAGGCAATCACATTGGGTGTGCCAAACTTCAAACGCAAGGCATATCTGACCGCCACAGATTTACAAAACGTTGTGGATACATCCGCACGTTCTTTGGAAACTTTGCAAGGCGCAATCGCACGCAAAGCACGCCCATTGAACGACAGCATGGAAACAACACACGAATTCTTGATGGCGAAAGCATTACAAGGAAAAGTGATGGATGCCGAAGGCAACGTTATTGTTGATTTGTTCGAAGCGTTTGGCAAAACACAAACAACAATCGATTTCAATTTTGGTCCACACGGCGATGTTATCGGCACAGCCGATGCATTGGATACGGCTGTTGATACAGCATTGGGCGATGAAACCAAAGAAGCAACATTGGTTCTTTGCAGTCCAGAATTCTGGGCGGCAATGTTGAAGAATCAAACAATCTTCGACATTTACAAGAATCGCCAGGTTGGTCCAAACCCATTAATCAACGATTTGCGTGATGGTTTTGAATTCCAAAACTTGGTATTCGTGAAATACAGCGGATCCGTAACAATCAACGGTAACGCAGTTCCATTTGTTCCAGCAAATCAAGCAATCGCATTGCCATTGGGAACACGCAACACATTCAAAATGTATGTTGCCCCAGCCGATTTGTTAGAATTTGCGAACAGCGAAGGCAAAGAAAAATATCTGACCCAATCTTATGAAAAACAAGATGGTGAAGACAGGGTTGTTATCCGCGCAGAAACGGATCCATTACCAATCTGCAACAAACCGGATGCATTAATCAAAGTCACTATGAGCAACAGTTAATAGGGGCCAGATAATGCGTTCATTGGTTGATACTGCATTAAATACCGCGATGGGAACGCTTACGGAAACGCATGGCGTTCCAATCACGGTGACATTTGCGGATACAAACCAAACTGTTGTGGTTCGCGGCATTTTTAACGAACACGGAATCGTTAACACAATGTCGGGATCCGGGATACCGATGGAATCCATGGAAGTCCAAGTCGGATTTCGCAAAACGGATTTTGCAGATATGGGGGTCCGCGAACCAACACATGGCGATATTTTGGGAATACCGGATCACGGAACATTCAGAATATATCGCCGCCCGACCGATGATGGTATTGAATTGACCTGTGGCGTAAAGGACATGACAAATGTTGGAAAGACAACGACTGATTGATTTAACATTTGAAATATTGTCCAGCACGATGGACACGGATATTGGTGTCTATAAAATGTGCGATGAAAATTTTGATGCGCTGGGGTTGAATTCGGATTCGCCGGCATTTGATAAAACGTCAACAAAAATCCAGGCGATAAACGTTAAATGTTTGCGCCAAGATTCACAAAACATGGCCGAAGCATCAAATACCCCGATAATGCAAGATACCATTACATTACAGGTTATTATTTTTTACGCGTCCAATCACGATGGTTGGGGCGAAACCATTAACCAGATGTGCGAAGCGGTGCAATGGACATTGGAATACGGTGCAGATGCACGGTTCCGCAAATTTGGCACAATCCGGTCACGGCAAACACAAATTGACGATGGTACCGGATACGAGTCCAAGGTTCGCGAAGGTGGTGCGATTATTGAATATCAAATCGAAATTCGCGAAGTGCCAGACCAAAAATGGCGGCCGGAACTTGATAAATTCATGAAACTGGCCAATACATTCGCAATCGGCACACAAGAATTGGCGCAGACAACAAATCTGCCCGGACCATGGCCAACGGATGATGATACAGACGGCGGCGACAATTCGGAAAATACGAATAGTCAAGAATCCGCCCCGGTGTCGCAAGAAAACAATTAACCAAAGGGTAATAAAATGCCGACAAAAGTATTTTTGAAACCAAACCCCGCCCAAAAGATAGACGGCAAACCGGTTCGTGTTTTTGACCCGGCACACCGCGACTTTTTACCAGAATCCGGGCGGTTTGTATTTTTGAATATTTATTGGATCAATCGTTTGCGCTATGGCGAAGTTCTGCGTGTCACGGATGAAAAAGCCGCCGCACCGGCACCCGCCCCCCAGCCCACAGAAGACGACATGGTCAATAATTTCAAATCCAAAAAAGACGTAATTTCATTTGCCCGCGAAAAATTCGGCGATGATTTCGCAGATTCTTTGGATGAAAAAGCAAAATTGGACGAATTAAAGTCCGCCGTAATCAACGAATTAAACAAACACTAAGGGGGCAAAAATGAACTTTCAAAATGTGCCAAGTAACACAAAAATCCCATTGTTCCATGCCGAAGTTTCCAATCGCGCGGCGAACATATTTTCCAATGACGGCCGTGTGCTGTTGATTGGATTGGCGGGTATCGCCGCATCAGAATCGCCATTTTTGGCAACAGACGAAGCAACGGTTATAACAAATTGCGGACGTGGTTCAATGTGCCACCGCGATTATTTGAAATTCCGCGCAAACAACACATCAACAGAATTGTGGATTTTGCCAATCAACGAAAATTCCGCCGGCGTTGCAGCGACCGGTAAGTTGACCCTGGCTGGCCCTGCAACCGCTGACGGAATATTGCAGATTTATATCAATGCCACCCGGGTCCAAGTTCCAGTTGCCAAAGACGATACTGCCGCCGAAGTGGCAGAAGCGGCCGTGGCACTTATCAACGCAAATACCAAATTGCCATGCACAGCATCGGCAACCGGTGCCGAAATCACATTGACCGCAACCGCCAAAGGTGCGTGGGGCAATGGTATTCCGGTTGAAATAAATATGAATGGCGCAGATGCAGGCGAAGAAACACCTGCCGGCATATCCGTAACAATCACGCCGTTTGCATCCGGCGCGGGCGACCCAGATTTAACAGAAAAATTGGCCGTTTTGGGCGATCGCGAATACGATTTTATTGTAAATCCATTCTGCGATACAACAAACATGAACGCAATCCGCGACTTTTTGAATGACACGACTGGCCGTTGGTCCGATGACCAACAGATTTACGGCCACGCATGGACGATTAAATCTGGCACGGCAAGCGCAGTCCAAACACTTGGTGTTGGGCGCAATGACCAGCATAACACAATCTTTGGCATCCAAGGCCCACGTCAATTGGTTGACGAAATCTTGGCCGCCGCATTGGGCCGCATATCATTGTCATACATCAATGATCCGGCACGCCCAGTAACATTTGCAGAATTGTCCGGCGTTTATATGCCAACAGAAGCAAACCGTTGGGATA